TAAGTTCATAATTTTTTTGTTTAGTTGTTAAGGAAGTAATATAATACAATAGTTTTGTTTTAAGTCAATAGAAAAGATTAATTATTTATAAAATTTGAATAAGTTTCTTTCCATACTTTTACCGCTTCTTTATTTTCTTTATGTGGCTCAATACCTAAATTTGCAATAAAAAGCTTTATTTCTTTTAAACTTGAAAACCTTGCATATTTTTGTTTAATCGTTCCACAAAAACTCAAAAGCGGATAATTCAAAACAAAATGATTCTTTTTAAATTTTTTTATTTCTATTTTCATAATTATTTATTAGTTTTTAAATTGATTATTAAATATTTTTCTTATGTAAAGCTTTAAAGCGTTTCTTGCTTCCTCGTCTTTTATGGTTTCGCAAATTGGCATGATTACATTTTCTAATTCATTTACCGCGTTGAAGTCTTTTTGAATGTTTAATTTTCTGTTGTGCATGATTTTGTTTTGATTTTTTAATAATTTTTAATTTGTTTTTTTAATAATTTACTATTTTTTTTACTCAATTTATCCGTTGAAATTACTTTTTCTTTTCCCAAACATGATTTAATTGCTTCTTGCTTGTCCCCGAAAATTATAAATTGATCATCTTTAAAAAATGTTTTCATTGTTTCGTTTTTTTTGACAATAACAAAGTCTGAGGAAAATAATGTTTTCATAATTATTATTTAATTTAAAGTTGATAAAATATCACGCTCTAAAACTCTTTTGAAGCGTTGATTTTCTTGATAGTTTGATATTAGTTTTCTGATTAGTTTCATTTTGATTAATTAAGATTAAGATTTTCTGTAATTTTTAAACTTTCAATTATTTTTTTATTTTTTAAAAATCTTTCCTCACTCTTTTTTAAAAAGGTTTTTCTTTGATTAAAGACTGGCGTTTGGGGTGAATCGCTCCAATTTTTTGATTGATCTTGAATATCTTCAGTAAACCATTTTTCCAATTCTTTTTTTAAATAAGAAATATATTCTTTTGCTTCGTCTAATGATTGGAAATTAAGCGCTGCTTTTTTTGAAAATCCAATAATTCCTTGGCAAAAAGATCCAGTAATATTTGAAGCAAGATAATTATTATTTTTATTGATTATGTAGTATGTCATTTTTTAATTGGTTGTTAAAGAGTTATTTGGTAAAGTAATTGTACATGATAGTTTTAAGTAATGCAAGTAATTAATATTTTTTTATTTCCTGTTCAAAAAAGCTTTGAAAGTTGTCTTTTTCTTTGAGTGCTAGATTATGCAGCTCAATTAGTTTTTTTTCTGTTAGTCTTACTTTCCCATGATTGATTGATTGACATTTAAAATTAATGGCGCTTTGCTTAATCCCTTCTTTTAATTTCTTCCAAATCATAAAAGAGGTTGCAACCGCTCCGCCATATCTTTTCATTGTTAAGACTTCAATAATAAAGTTGTTTTCTAGTAATATTTCTGTTGTGGCTGTCTTTGAGAAAGCATTTTGTCCGATTTTCATAATTTTTTAAATTGAGTTAATGAATTTAATTAATCTTGTGTTGTAAAATGACCAACTTTATTACCGTTAATATCAAACAAAGCCCCACAATCAATACCTTTGACGATTTTTTTAACTACTCCTTGTAATATTCTTTCGATTTCTTGATCATCTTCAAAGGCTTGATTTTGTGTTTCTAATGTTATTTTGATTTGCATAGTTTTAGATTTTATAAGTTGTTGAATGAGTAAAATTAAAATAGTAGTTGTCTTTATAGCAACCGCTGACAAGTTCGCCAGTCCATTTGAATTTGTGGCAAAGAGCTATTGCCGCCTCGCTGTGGTTTTCTTCTGGTAGAAGAGAATCATCCCAGTCAATCGTAATTGAGCCAGCTTCTGCGGTTGCCTTAACCCTAGCGCCTTTTGTGTTGGTAATTGGAAGAAAATTTGTTTTTATAGTTTGCATAATTTTTTAAATTGAATTGATAAAGTTAATAACTGAAAGTATTATAATGCGATAGTTTTATTAGTGCAAGTATTATTTTGATTTATTTAATGGTGATAGTTAATTTATCTTTTAAAAAGTCCCCTGCTTGTTTTTGCAAAACGCGATTAAATAGAAGATTTACCACGCTAGAGTTTTTTGCGTAATCTTCTATCGCTCCCTTTAATTCCTCCCGCATGAATTCGTCGTTTGTTTTTAAATAGCTTTTTATCTCGGCAGCAATTAAAACCCCTATCTCATCCTTGATAATTTTTTTTATTTCTTCTCTGATTATTTCGTTTAAATCTGTCATAATTTTTAGTTGTTTGAGCTGATTAATTGGTTGCTAATTCTTTTATTGATTTTGAATCTTGCTCTAGGTTATAGGATTGGATAGCAATTCCACCACCATATTGTTTATTGTTGAATTTTCTGCCTCCGATTTTTTTAGCTAAAAATAATGCTTCGCTGTAAGTGTCCGCTAAGTCTAGGAAGTGAAAAACATATCTAGGGTTTCCAAAAGTGTCACTGTTTATTCTGGTAAATGTAATTTCGTTTATTGTTTCGTTTGACATAATTTGTTTTATTTAAGGTTTTTAATTAATTGATCTAATGATTTAAAAGCAGAATTTAAAACACTCTTTTCTTTTTCCTCTTCATCTTGATAAAGATAATCTAAATAATCGCCATCTCTACTAGTAAAATATTGTAAATCAAAAAGAAGATCTTCTTTGTTTTTTGTGTATTTTATGCCGCTTGATAAATCATTTTCGAAATTATCAAAAAGCTCTTTGTTTGTGTTTTGAATTGTCATAATTTGTTTGTTTTAAAGGTTATTAATTAGAAGTATTATAGTATGATAGTTTTATTAGTAAAGAAAAAAGATTAATTAATTAAATATATTACTAACATGAATGCAACTGATAAGGCAGCAAGCTTTAATTCAAAAGTGCTTCTGTTCAATTGGTCTATTTCTTTTTGTAGGTTTTGTAAGTTCATAATTTATTTTTTAAAGGTTAATATTTATAATATCCCATATTAGCCACAAAGCCACAATTACTATTTGAACAAATAGGAACAATTCCCGTATTCCTAGAAATTCTACGGCTCGCCCTTGTTATCAATATTTTTCTGTAAAATTCAAAATCATTCATAGAATTAAAAATTCTTTTTCTAATTTTGTTTTTGTAAGCTAGGCTTATTTTTACTGGTAATAAATCTGATAAGTTCATAATTTTTAGTTGTTTAATTAATAATAAAATCAAAATTTCTCTGATCTATTCCATTAGGAAAATAAGTTGGTAAATGCAAACCAACACAATTATCGTTTTTAGTGCAGATGATTAAATATTGACCTAGATTATCTTTAATTACTTTGAAAAGAGAATTCTTCCAATTGATGGTAATATTTAACTCTATTGCTTTTTTTAATTCTTCGAAGTTCATAATTTTTAGATTGAGGTTATTAAATTAAAACAAGGGTTATTTGTGAACCTGTTGGTTTTTCCTCTTCATCCGCCCAGTTTTTCATCTCTAATTTTCTATCTCTTAAAATTTGCAAAGCTTCTTTTTTTGTATTGGTAATGTAAGATTCAAAATGATTGCCTGTTTTTTTAAAGAAGATTGCTAATTGGTATTTTGTTTTTAATTGGTTTGTCATAATTTTTAGCTGTTTGGTTAATCACTTGAAAAGCTCAAATGATTAAAAGTATTGTAAAGCATTAGTTATATATAGTCAATACTTTATTCAATAAAAAGGCCGAAAATGCAATTTAATTTAGTCCGAAAATGGAAGCTTCAAAGCCTTATGTTTAAAGGCTGTAATGATGTCAAGGGAAAACAACACAATAATAAAGTGGGCGAAAATGGAAATTAATTGTTGATTATTGGGCGAAAATGGTAAAAAGTGGCGAAAATGTCCGAATTGCGGGCGAAAATGAAAACAACCATTATTTATATGCCTCCAAAGAAATACAAGACAGAAGAAGAAGCCAAAGAAGCCAAGAGAATGCAGGACGCAAAGAGAAAAGAAACTAGGCGAAGTAATGTAAAGTATGTAAAGAAGGAATTGACTAAGAAGGAAGCTTTATTTTGTAAATTAATTCCAACGGCAAAGACTAATATTCAAGCGGCTATTGATGCGGGGTACAAGAAGGACAACGCTGGAGTGATTGCAAGTGTCAATTTAGGTAAAGTTAAGATACAAGATCAAATTGCAAAAGAGGAGAAAAATCTTAAGCAAGCCTTTCATGATTCTGGTTTAAACGAGGACTATCTAGCCAAAAACTTCAAGCGTGTTATTGATTACAACCAAGAGGAAATAATTGACGTTGTCGGTGTTGGTGCAAACTCTAGAGAAATTAGGAGGATGCGAGATGCTAAGGTTGTTTCAAGTACTCTTGTGAATGTAGCTAAGCTAAGCGGCTCTAGTCTGGAGAACAGCAGGGACACGATAGCAACAAACATAAGTGCTGATACTGCATTGCTTGCGATTAAGTCTCTAATTAAGAAGCTTGATAAAGATGGGCTAAGGATTGTAATTGACTCATGTGAAGGCTTGTTAATGGTTGATGCTAAGATTGTTGAGTAGCTGATTGATTGGTTGTGATGTATATTGATGGGGGTGGTGATGGAAAACAACTGAGGGGTGTTGTGTGTACCCCTATAAGCGAAAAACAGATGACCCCCCTATGCCGCTATCCTAATACCCTACCCAACCACAATTAAAATAGTTTTGCTTTTTGCTTTTCCAATAATTTACCCACCCCCTATTTAACACACAGAATTTTACCTTATCCTAAATAGCAGTTTTGATTTTATATTTTTTGGAAATTTTTTAGTTTTGACAAGAAGAAAGAAAAGGAAACTGAACTCGTATGTAGTAAACCCCAAGTTTGTTGTTGCGGCTTCTCTTCCGAGAAATGCTAGCAAGTTTGCTGCCTCCCCCTTAAATTCCCCCAATAATTCAGGGTCTTGTCAAGCTATTTCTTTTACGTTTTATTGTCAAGTGTTTTTTTTATCCTTATGTTTAAAGGCTTAAATGGCTTAGTAGTATGTTATGACTATGGGATTTATAGCCGTATTATGTAAAATAAGGAATAGATATTGATAATAAAACGTACCTATGGTAAATTAGTTTTTACCACGATAAACCGAAAACTTAATTAAATTACTATGACAGTTCTTATTGCTCAAAACCTAAAAGGTAAAATTATTCTTGCTGCTGATAGTGGTGCTTTTTACGGATCTTATCATAAGATTGATATAACCAACCATAAAGGAATAAGGAAAATTATGAGTATTAACGATATTACTTATTCATCTACTGGAGCAGTTTCGGAATTAACTAACTTTGGATTATTCTGCCAAACTAGAAAACCAGAATCTGCGAATCCTTTAGGAATCCAAAGGTTCTTTGTTGATTTTGGTAAATGGTTAAAAGATCAAGGAATTAAAGAAATTTCTCAAGTTGGAAATAACTACTACCTCGTTTTTGAGAAGAAATTATTCAGTTTTAACTCTGGAGCGGTTAGTGAAATTTTTGAAGATGATTACGCAACAGATGGGGCTGGATTTAAAGAGGCTTATATGGCAATGTATCTTGGTAAAACTCCAAAAGAAGCTATTGATTTAACAGTTAAGATGAATATCTGGACTAGCGGTGAAGCTCAAATTGTAGAAATAACTAAATAAAAACAGTTGCATTTAAAATAAAAATACTTACTAACTTAGAAGTTGAAGATTTCACACGATCAATATTTCAAATATGTTTCAAAAAATTATAGGTAAGTTCCGCTCTAACGATAACCTTGTTATTGAGGAGAAAGGTTTGTCTGGCGGTGCTTTTATTATAGATTCAGGTACTGAATTTTCATTTGCCAATGATTCCTCTACTTACCTCAAATACTACGCTAAGGTTGCTCCTGTGGGTCATGCTATACATACTATAGCGTCCGCAGCATCTATTGTTTCCCTCCTTCCTTATTCTAATGAAAAAGAGGGTGCTGTTGCGGTTACTGATGATGCTTTTGTTACTCTCTTTTCAAGACCAAACTTTCAACAGACTGGTTTGGATTATAAGAAAGAAGCATTTATTCACTACCTTACGACTGGAAATAATTACATCTATCTTAGTAATGTAATGAACTCGGCAGGAACAAAGATAATTAGCAGCCCTAGTGAGGTTTTTAATCTTAGGCCAGATTATGTTAATGCTGTTGCGGGAATTGATGGATATGTTGATTACTACCAATACTCTTCTAATGGAACACAAAAAACTTTCAGAAAAAAAATAATAACTAATATTAACGGAAAAGTGATGGAAGCTTTTGTTGATAATAAATTTGGCATTTTGTTGCATTCTAAAGAACCAAGCACGAATCCTTTCTTTAATGCTTTGGTTGGTGACTCTCCTCTTCAAAATGTAGAGCTGGAAATCAAACAATACCTAGAAGCTTCTATCCACAACACAAATCTTCTGAATAATGGAATGTCTGCTAGGATGATGTTCACTCCTAAAGATGGCTCAACTCCTCCAAATGCTGAACAGGTGGATAAGATTCGTAAATATTTGGCTGAGAATTATTCTGGAGCTAACAATGCTGGTAAAAACTTAGTGATTGGAATGCCTTTCGATGCTAAGAATTTAGATATGAATCTAAAAGATATGGATTTCGAAAAACTAATGAGAAGAATGAGGGTGGCTATTTACAATAATTTCGATATTCCACTTCCTATGGTTGAAGGAGAATACACTTCTAACTCAAACATGAAGGAATCAAACTTAAATTTCTACGATAAAGCTATCCTTCCTTTACTTGATAAATATTGTGATTTTAAGTATCACTTCATCTACAAAAATTTCTTTCCCACCAGGAACATTGTTAAGATTGATTACAACACTACTGAGATACCAGCTCTTCAAGAACGCGCACTTGATAACTCAGTTCTTCTTAGTAAGATTCAAAGCGTAACAAAAAATGAAATAAGGAAATATATCGGTATGAGTAAAACTGATGTAGGTGGTGACGCAGTTTATATTGATGGAAACCAAGTAGCTATTGCTGGCGACCAGAATATGACAGATACTATTGGAGTTGCTGCGAACCAAGTGAATGTGACTGAGTAGCTTTATGTTTTTTGATTATTCTCTTTACTGTGCTTAGTGAAACACTGGCTGCTTCGGCAATTAGTTGGTATCTTATTTTAAAGTTTAGTTTTAAATCAATCCTAGCTTGCAAACACCCTTCATAATAATAGATAACATCATCCTCACCCTTAATCTTCCCACTTGGTCTGCCTAGTTTCTTGCCGTTCTTCTTAGCTCGCTCTAAACCTTCTTTGATTTTGGTAGAGTGTTGTTGTTTGTTGAACTTGTAAGTCATAATTGTTTATCGCTATATTCTGGAACATAAATTTCATTCTCACCATCCCACTGCCAAATTAATATCCTTTAAAAGTTTATTTCTTAAATCCTCAGTCGTGCGCTCACGCAAAAAATAAAAAGCCATGTCCATCTGCCATTCCATCTGATCTGTCATCGGAAATCTAATTCCATTGATAGTTAATCTCCAATATGCCCCTCCTCGTATTGATATTTCTGAATCACCAGATTTATAATCAATATGCCTTTTGTGTTCAGAATTATCAGACAATAAATATCTCCAACCTTTTCTCTTTTCTCTGCGCTTAAACTTGCCGTCTTTAATTAGTTGGCAGATGTCTTTAAATTCTATCATTGTTTATTTTGTTTTATTGTAACCCATTGAAAGATCCTTCAATAAATTATAGGAACTTTTTAGCTTGTAAGCCTCTGGGTTTTCGTGTAGGTTAAAAATTACTTCTTTAAGCTCATATTTCTGTTCAGGACATGGCGGATCGTAATATGGAGCAATAGGCAGATTCCCAACGCACTCAACATTATCCTGATCGTCTTTAATCAGTACAAACCTCCCTTCCCCATAGCTTCGATTATTAAATCTGCCATCGAAGCGGTTCAGGGGGTCTTTTTGGTCTTTATCATATCTCGAAAGATAATAATCAGAATACGTTTCTTTTCTATCTGTGTTTGAATGAAATCTATATTCTTCCTTTAACCAACTCGCAAAGATAAAATGTCCACAATAAGCAAAACCTTCATCTGCGCCAAGCTCTAAAAACCCCTTAAACTTCCCTTCTAAATCGTATTCTGCTAGTTTTAAGTCCATTGTCTCTCCTTTGTTTATAATCCTAATTCTTTCTCTATTTGACCTATTATTTCTTCAGCATTTCTAACCGCCAACTCATAAGTTCCGCCATTTTTACTATCAAAAATAACATACAATATGCTATTTATTTCTATAGAAACTGTATGAGCCGTACGTTCCATTCTTCTCGCCTCCTCAATGGATCGAAAAGATGTTATCTCCTTTCCAAACCTATCAGTTTCATACTCTCTGTAAGTCTCAGATCCTTTTTGGATTGAAAATGATTGTATTGTACCTATTTTAATGTTGTTCTGGTTAATTTTTAACCATCCATTTTTAATATTCATAAATTGTCCTTTTGTTTATAATCCGTCTTTTACAATACATCCAGTTGATGGAATGTCTGGTCTAGCAATGTTTTTCTTAAGAGACATTCTTTCACAATAGAACTCGTATTGATAATAATCATCCGTATCTAAATTAGTCGGAATAGATGCGAGAGAGCATTTGTGGCAAATAATTTTAGTTCCATTTATTTTTAAATAAACTCTATTTTTATCACCTCTATCATAGATTTCATTAAACCTATTGTCATCAACAGGACTCCTTTTAACATCAAATTTAACAGTGCCATAAATTTTAGAAAACCTTACTGTATTAGTTCCATTTATTTGAACATTTTTAATGCAAGACTCTATTGGTTCATTAACTTTTATCTGGAAAGCTGATTTAAGCAACTTGCCGTTAATTCTAACTACTGGTTTGTGGAACTTATTCATATTTTATTTATTTATTTGTTTATAATCCGTCTTTTAACGCTTAATT